GTTACTTGTGGTTTAATATTTTTACTTAACACTTCATCATATTCTTCTAATGTTGATACTGCTCTATCTCTTTCTTGTGTAATTATTTTTATATTTTCATCTGTTAAGTTAATTGCACTGTTAGGGTCATTGTGTAATTTCAATATCTCATCTAGTTCTGACCTTCTACCAAAAACAGAAAAGGCTTTTAAAAATTCATCATAACCTTGTTTTAAATAAGGAATACGAATAGCAGTACCTTCACCTTGTGTTGTCGCAAAAAATACTGCATTCATTAATGCTTTGTATTTAGCCCAATAACCTTTTTGGTCACGAATCTTACCACTTAGATTTTCTTTAGGATATGGTATTTCGTAAGGTAATTTTTCTTTGTTTTTATTGTAAAGAGTAGCAATTCTTCTTGATGCTCTTTCTGCTATTTCCGGAGTTGTAGAAGATAAATCTCTTAGATTTAAATTCCCTACTTTTGCATCAGCAATAACATTTAATAAATCTGAAGAACCACCTGTATAGTTATCTAAACTTTGACTTAAATGTTTAGCAAGTCTTAAAAAATCTTCATCTGTTTCAATAATACCTGCTTCTAAATTTCTCTGTTTAGGTCCTCTTTTAAGTATTTGTTCATTACCATCCATTATTATTTTAAATAAAGCAGGTTCGTTTTTTAATGTTTCTGCTATTTGCTCTGTAGTGTAACCTTGGCGTTTCATACCTGCTACAGCAGGTGCAAGGTCATCATCAATATACTTATATAAAAAATACTCGTATGCTTTTACATGGTCAGCACTTTGTTTATTAACAAGAGTATGTGCTGTGTTAGTTATAAATCTATTGTTTACAAACTTTACATCTGCAGCAAACATCTGTGCTACCTCTGGTGAACCAAATTCTTGTGAGTCTGATAATATTCCTAATGATTTTCTTAATGATTTAGGTAGTTTATCTTCTAAAAATTTAACAGGTTTAGTTGTTCTGTATGGTCCTGTAATCATTGTTGTAGGTTTTATACCTAAACCTTTTGCTATCAAACCTTCCGAATCATTCATCATTAATTTAATTGTTTCAAATGGGTTTTTAAACATATTTCGTACACCCATCAAATTAGATTTAACTAAAGCATCTACAATAAGTTTAAGAGGGTAACTTGCCCTACCTAATAAGAATGCAGGGTATCTAAAGTTTCTCATAAAACCAAACACAAGGTTATCTATAGTTTGTGTTCCTTTTTCAAAAGCTCTAAACCATATTGTTGGGTCTGGTACATCATCATAAATATCATCAATCAATTCTCTAAGTGGGCTACCTTCTTTCCAAAAATCTACTTTGACACCTTCATCTGCTGCCTTACGAACAACATCAAATATTTCTTCTTCACCCTCTTGATTAGTAAGTACTCTTCTCATTCTTCTTTTAGCAGATGTTGCTCTAAGTAATCCTTGTATGTCTGGTCCATGAATGTCTATTTGTTTCATTTGACCATACAACTCTAACGATTGTTTTGTTAGATGTATCATGTCTTGTTGAGGAACAACATCTGTAAACATTTTATCTGTAATAATGTCCACTTCCATTGGGTCGTAATAATCAGGGTTTCTTGATGGTGACATAGGTTTTAATTCACCATCACTAAATCCTTGTTTATCATTTTTTAAATAATACTTACTCATAAAGTCATCTATTTCATTATCTGTTAGACCATAAGTATTTTTAAGTTGTAAACCTACTTCTCCGAAAACTAATTTATTTTGAAATATATCTTTAGCTAATAGTATTTGACCATTTGCTACAGCATCATAAAACTCTACAGATAATTCTTCTAATCTACTTTCTGGAACTTTTGCAGCATATCCATAACGAATAAAATACTCCATAGATTCTTTTACATTACTAAGTTCTGCAGGTTTTAATTTAGGTAATTTAACATCTCTAGCTAAGAAAGTATCTCTAAAACCACCACCTCTTCTATATGCTGCCTCAATACCATCATCTAATTCTGTATTAAGTAATGCTTCAATATTGTTTTCGTATAATACTTTTGATTGTAGGTTTTTGTTTTTACCCCTACCCATAAAAGAACCACCATAAAACATATCTGTAACATATCCATTTTCAATACCATCTTCTATTGTTTTTATTATGTCTTCTTTTGTGGTAGCAGCAGATTTAATTCTATAAGCAAAGTCTGGATGAAATCCTTCATTAACTAAATATATAGCTAATGGTCTATCTTGTTCTTTTGCTTGTACAATTAATTCTGCAATACCTTCAAATGTTTCTTTGTTATCATCATATATCTGTCTAAGTGTTAAACCTTCATCTAATTTTTCTGGAAGTGACCTACCTAATGATGTAAGAACTTCATCAAAATTAGCAGCAGTTGTTCTTCTTAATAAACCTGAACCAGGTATAACATAATTTAATGGGTCAAGTGCTATATACTTTGCTGTATTAATTAGACCTGCAAAAAAACCTGCAAGGCTTCTAGTTTTTTCATACCCTAAATCTTGAACTGCATTAAACCTAGTTTGTTCTGCGTTGTCTAATATATCAAAATATTGTGTTCCACTTATTTTTCCTTGGTCTAAGGCTACCTGTGCCTCTTGTTCTATTCTGTCATATTCTGCATCTATAAACTCTGTTATGTAATTTGCGTAACCATAAGTAGTAGATAAGTTACCAGACAAACCAAAGACAATACTATCACCTAAACCTACAGGTATTGCTTGACCAAAAAATGTTTCGTTTAATTCTTGTTGTCTGTCAAACTCCGGACTTAATGCAATTATATCTGCTAATCCTTTTTGACCTGTATCTGGGTCTATAATTTCATCAATAGTCTGAAAAAACAATCCTGCTTTTTCTACAAAATCTAATTCTCTTCCTTTTTCGTTTTTTTCTGCAGTAATTTTTTCTCCAATAATATTAGGAAACAATTCATTAAATATATCTAAATCTGTTTTTGTAATTAATGGTGTGCCTTCTTCATCTACTAAACCTCTAGCAATTAAAAAGTTTTTTGCTGTTTCTGATGGTGTGTAATATGTATCATTGTTTATTGCAGATTGTATTCTTTGGTTTTGAAAATTTCTAAATGCTTTTGCATGTGCAACTAGACCAGGTATAAATGGTAACTCGTTGTCTTTAAGGTTTTCATATCCTGCTATCTGTACTACATCTGATAATGTTTTACCATTTTTATTTAATTCTTCTTCTAATACTGCTTGGTATTCAACGCTATAGTTTCTAGCTGCTTTATCTGCACCCTGTATTATTGAATCACCAAATATACGAAGTCCACCAAATACATAAGAGGCAAACTTTTTTTGTATTTTTTCAGCAGTGTCACCTATTATTCCAAAACTACCAAATACATTACCTGTTAGTTTTGACATCAAAGCAGGTCCAAAAGCATAAGATTGTTTTGTTTTTCTATCTACACCTTCACTTCTATTGTTTACATAAGAAACAGGAGGTGTTTTTGTTTGTGACCAAACACTAATGTATTCTTGGTCAGACAATCCCATATCTGCTGCTGCAGCAATAAACTCTGGGTCTTCATTAGGAGTTAATGATTCTAACTCTTCGTATTTTTTTACAAGTTTTTGTACATCTGGTCCTGTATCAGCTTCTAATTTATTGAGTTGTTTATTATAAAGTTCTTCTTCTTTATAACCCTTATACCAGTTTTGACTCCAATTTACCCATAATGACATTAATCAACAAACCTTCTTTTAATAAAAAATCCATAATTGTCTTGTATATAATCTACTAATTGCTGTACATTACTTCCTGATGGCAGTGTTGTTTGCATACCTCTAGTGCTATCTGTCATTATTGACTCTGATTCTCTTTCAGTCAATCTAGCTATATCTTGTGATTCAAATCCTTTTACTTGACTAGCAGTAACACCTGTGTCACTTGCTACCCTTTCTCTTTCCAAAGCAATCATATCTTCTTGTAATAATCTTCCACCAAACTCATCATCAGGTATAGCTTTTAAATCTGCATACGCACCATCTAAGTTAGTATCTGTCATTTGTTTAAGTGTTGAAGGTTTTCTACCTCTTGGCATTAGTACTCCCCTGGGTCTTCTATATCTAGTCCTAAAGCAATACTAATCCATACACCAGGTATTGGTGTTGGCATTATATATTGTCCTATAGGAAAATCTCCTGGTACTTCTATACCTAAAATGTCAGTTCGTATTGTTGGGTCTTCTTCTACAGATATTTCATCCCAATTTTCTTGATTAATAATGTCATAAAACTCTTTGTTAATATCAGGCAAGTGGACCTCCTTGTGCAGGTACACCACCTGCTAATCCTGCAAGTACAGTAGCTATATCTGGTTCACCTTGTGGTACTTGTGGTTGTTGTGGTCCTGCACCAATTATCTCTTCTTCTTCTGGTGTAGGTTCTTCACCCTCTGCTGTATAAAACTTATCTAGTATCTCTGACATCTTTTGTGGATTCTTTCTAATCTCTATAGCAGCAAGAGTAGCTTTAGGATTACCTTGTGCTGCTTGTGCCATAAGAGATTCAAACAATACTGTTTCTGCTTTCTCTGCAGATATTCTTTGTTGTATCTTAGTAATGTTATCTAATCCATCCATATTCTCTTGTAATGTCTGTGTATCAATGATGCCCTGTTGTTTTAATTGCAACCCTGTAATTATTTTCTGTGGTTCATCAAACCCTGCCATTACTCCATAGACTCTTCTAGTTTCGTAAACTTCTGATATGTCTGTTGATGGTGTATAAGATTCTTTGTAAGATGTTCCCTTGTGCCTACCTGCAATAGGTTTACGCACATTACCAAACATTACCTCATCATATTCCAATCTTTTAGCATCTATTTCTTGTAATGCTTCTTTTAATATTGTTTGATATTCTCTGACATGCAAAGATGCAGATTGTCCTAGTTCTTCTAAACCTCTACCTGTAACAAATGCGTTAGGTGATTGTCCATCATCAGATACAGGATATGCTGCACCAAGTCGCAAGTGTCGTTCAAGCCTATCTACTTGTTGAAATAATTGGTAAGGTAGATTGTTGACTGGTTTAGACACTTGCGAACCAGGTGTCAAATAGTTAACAGCAAATCTGCCCTTTCTATATTTTCCTGATTCAATCTCACCAACAATATTTGTTTCTGTAAATACTGCATCTTCCATAGCAATAGTTCCAAGTATGTTAATCTTTGCCATATTTGCCATAAGACCTGTAATGTGTTGGAACTGTGATTGCATTTGGTCAAACGCATATCTTTTAGCCACAACAAAACAAGGTCCAGACTCTAATACATTAGGCATAAAATCTATAATCTTTTTGTTTTCAGGTAGGAATACATAAGTTCCTTCCATATCTTTATACTCAACTACAACTTTTCCATGACCTGTAGAGTTTGCCCAACTACCTGCTCTATCTGTACTATCCATAAGTGCAGAGTATGGGTTTTGAAATCCATCATCATTTTCTTCTTTCTGAAATATATATTGTTTAGCATCTGGATATTGGTCAGCTAATACTCTATGTGGAACTCTACGAATTATTGCTAATTCTTTTGGTTGTTGGTCATTTCCAAATATACCTGGGTAACAAGTAAAAGGGTCTTGTAGTTCAGCATAAGGATATGGGTTACCTTCTTTATCTCTTTTATGTCCTATAGTCCAAACTATAAATCCATAACCAGGTAACCATCTTGCAGCTTGTGGTAACTGCATGTGTAATTTTTGAAACTTGTCATAAGAAGTAACTATCCTTTCTAGTTTCTCTGATTTCTTTCTAGCTCTCTCACTATCTTTCTCGTTGATTATATCTACTTTTAAATCTGGACTTCTACCTAGTTTTTGTGCAAATCTCTCTAGTGCTGTAAGAAATAAGTTAGGTGCAGGTAACTCGTGATATTCTACATTGACTGAATTACCAAGAAGTGCTTTAACTGCAGCTTCACCACCATTCATAATGTCACGAATCCTAGACCTATCAATCATTTGTTCTTGATTAATTACTCTGAGGTAATCTATTCTGTCGTATAATTTATCGCTATCTAAAGGCATTTAACTCCAATTATCTATATCCATATTACTAGGTTCATACCCAGAAAAGCTAGGACTATAATCATATCCTAACTCTGCAAATCTTTCTTTTTGCATTCTTCTAATGGCTCTCATTGGAAACCAACTAGCCATAACTATGTCAGTCTTTGTACCTACAGTTTTACTTTTATTTCTAGCAGAACTGAAATACACTAACTGACTTGTATATAAGTTTACCTTTTCTTGGGCTTCAAATCCAAGATATGGCAAAGAAATATTTTGTTCTTGAAACATAGGTCGCATAGCTGTCACACCATACATAGGGTCAAATTTATTCTTATGAGTTTCGTGACCTTCTAAAAATATACCATGACCTGATGCAAACTCTCTTATGCTTTTATCTTGTCGTATTGCTTTCTGAAATCCATTTTCTTCTATAACCCAATGTGATAAATTGTATTTCATCCACCATTCTTTCATTATCTCTAATGCTTGTGGAATACCACCACCAAGGTTGTTGTTCATATCTACCATGTGTAGTTTGTTTTCTATAGGTTCGTATGCCCATAAGAAAGCTGCTTGATAACCTGTAGATGCAGGGTCTAATCCTGCAATAAGTCTTGTACCATGTGGCACATGACCAATATCTCTTTTTTGATTACGACAGGCTTCTATCTCTTCTCTGTCAAACAAAGCTAGACCATC